ATAATTTCTACTCATTAACCCATCTTCGTTTCCTGCCCTGGTCGCATTAATAAAGTGTGTTAGTTCGTGATCAAAAATATACCGAAGAAGAGATTTATAATTTGATGATCTCATAATGTTTATAATATCATCGTCATCCGAAATTTGTCTATATGTCTCTTCGTCCATAATACTATTAAAATATAGAGTCAGTTCTCTGGTACCACTATTCCAAGACCCCATTGCACCCGATTCTTTATCAAATTTAATCTCGATAGAGGGCAGCCAATGGCCTTCCCGATCAATATCTTGTGAGATTAATTCTCCTTTTGGATCCACTTCTCGAACTTTTTCAACAATCTCGTGTCGACGAGGTATAACTAGAAGAAGTGCATGATCTCTTAGTTCATTCGGATCTATTTTTTTAAAACCCGCTAGGCGCTTGAGCATTTCATCATCAAGCCAATCAGAATCCTCATAATCCTCTTTTTCCCCTTCCGATTCATATTCAAAGTTTTGAGGATCAGAATAAGCATCCACAAAAAAATCCACTAAACGAGAATAAAGTTCATCAGTTTTTCTCTCATTCAAATACCCTCGCCAATTTTCAAGTAGGAATTTCATATTTTATCTTTCTCACAAATGTTCTGTGTTCCGTATTCTTGTTCACCACTCTCACCACAACTAATTCTATCAGCAATATATTTATATTCTTCTTCTCTATTATAAGTCTTTAAAATATCTCTTACTCTTCCTTGGAGTTCTTTATTGTGATCAGCGTGTTGGGCGACAAGCCAGAGATTCTTCCAATCTTTGTCTGTGAGGTTATTAAAATCTTCTTCTGATAAAGAACTAAATAAAGATTCAAATTCCTTTTGGTTTGGGGCATCCTTAAAAAGATCATCTGTTGTTGTACCGTGCTCTTCGGCGAATTCGGCAGCTAATTCTTTGGAATAGCCACCTCCTTTGTCCATTTTAGCCGCCCATTTATTTCTCAACTCTTGATCAGAATCCCTCAAATATTTTAATTTTTGTGAGTAATTCTCGTTAATAAACTTCCGCCAATTTTCAAGTAGGAGTTTCATTTTCTTCCCCCTCTTTTTCTGTGTCTCTTTGCCACAATAACTTTGGTTCATCAACTAGGGCTTCCGAATCCCAAATACATCCCGAAGCGACATCCCAGCCGTAATACCAACCGCTGTTGCTTCTGCGGAATTCCTGAAGGTATGGGCAAATTTCTATCCCATCCCAGTCGATGCCCGCAAGAAGTGGCCAATCAATCATTTGGTATATTCCATCAATTGGGCCGCCATGCACTGACCTTTCTTGATACGGTGCCATAGCCCAGAACTCATATTCAAAGCTTTTGAACTGCTCCGCATTGGTGATGACTTTCATAAATGCATCGTATATTTCAAGTTCATAAACACAATTCACTCGGTCAAGCCAATCGGGGTGGTGATGCGCCATCCATTTAAGCCACTCGTCTCCACAGCCATACCAAACTCCATCTGGCTTAAATCCCTTCTCCTGCTTGATGCCCGATGGAAAACCCTTCCACGGTTCGCTAAGTGCGAGAATTTTTTGCTCTGGTTTGATCTCTAAGTCAAGAGGAGAGGATCCTTCACTCCCCTCTTTGATATATCCTCGCCAATTTTCAAGTAGGAGTTTCACTTTCTATTCGCCAGCTTGTGATTTCAAAGCATTGTAAATCTCTTCCATCTCTACTTCTGGCATTCCCATGACAATATCGTAGATGACCTTCTCCAATTCTTTTCGAGCGGCGACAATCCTTTTCTCTTCTTCATCTTTAAGATAACCCTTAACAACCGCAATCACAGTTTCCATTGGAAGCTTTGCCATGACAACATCTAAGTCGGCACCAATCGCATCATATGCATCTGATTCTCGCACATTCGAGATTTCTTCTTTAATCAATTTGATTAAATGCTTCTTTGTAATTTTCATTTTCTATTCTCCGGTAATTTTGATTCCAGAAATGAAATAAGAGATTTCACATCAGAACCGAGTGGCGGGTGCACATCTGGAACAAAAGCATGCAATGCCTGCCCCAGGGAAGATAGGAAAAGACGAGAACTCAAAGCCAAAGCATGTCGGCAATGAGCTAGGTAAGATTCGTTAATGTCTTTTAAGTGTCCCACAACTTATATAATTAGTCTGTTTTGGTTAATAAGTTTAATAATTTTGAAGAGTAATTGTTCGGTTCTTCGGTGAATTGTTTAATTAATTCATCTGCCGTGTCGTATCGAAACTCAAATCTCTCATCATCCTCATAATAATTCTTAATATCTGGGAAAATCTCTCGCTGAGTTGCCTCAATCTTGGGAGAATAGTACCGATATATTTCTGGATTATATGTGTCTCTGCCGTTTCTTGCACCCTTAATGCCTGCATCCTTCATCATTTGAAGTATTTTAAACCTAGCCATTGTATCTGAGTACTCAAAATCCTTTATATCATCCTCGTCCAAATATGATATCGACACAAGGTCTTTTCTAACTCGTCCTGATTTTTGATTTCCGAATCTGTCAGAGGGGTAGAAAATAACCTTTTGAATGAAGTTGTCTTGGGTCTCAAAAGAATCATGATCGTGTTCCATGCCAGAGCGAACATCGAACCAATCCAGAACTCGTGATTTTCCAATTTTCCGACTCCTTATAGGAGGCAAACCAAAAACACCTTGATCATCAAATATAATCAACTTCTTGAATTCAAATCTTCCCATTCGAGAGTTATGGGTTGGAGCCTTTAACAGATTATCGGAAATGTTTATTGAAGAGACTTTACCTCCCATGGGGGACTTTCCAGATACCCCAAGAATAAAGTTTAATTTTCTCCAGATTTCCAACATGTTGGCTTTTTTGGATCCCAACAATGATTTCTCTTCCAGCACATCAAACCTAAAAGGGGGAGCACCGCTGATATAAATGCAAGGGAGGTTATTATAATAAGAATACAATGCAGCACTTAAACCTCCCCCGATTACCATAGTGTCATATTGGTATATATGCCTATCTAGTTTCAAGAGTTCGTTTGTTCTTTTATTTTAAGAGTTTATTAATCTTTTGTTCAACAATTATTTCCTGATTGCTTCTAACTGGCGATTCTAAAAGAACCTCCTTCTCTTTTAAAGTTTCTTTAATAAGATTTTTCAATAAATTTAAAAAGTTTTTATTTATCTTCATTCTAATGCCCTCCGACAATTCCAAGAACATGGTTCTCTAATACTAAATAGACCGGTTCATCCCCAAAATCCACTTCTTCAATCATGTGACCAAGAACCACAACTTCATTACCCACCTTGAGTGGTGGGCGAACTTCAGGTGAAATTGCCCTGATGGTTACCTTTTCAAATCTAGTTTTGGCGTCAAAGGTTCCTTCTGGCAGTTCTATGAGGCTGTGGACCTCTTCCCTCTGGATCCTATCGACTAATAAATATCTATTGCATGGTGTAAACATTATATCTCCTTTTGGTTATTTGCACTTCTAAGTGCATCTAAATATTCTGTTGGCATCTCACAGGCACCCCCAGCACAAGCTGATTCCTGTTGAAAATCTATATTATCTTCTTTTTCACACATCTCTGTCCAGTCAACATCCTTATACTCAAGAGACAGCTTTTCCCACATCTTGAGGTTATAAATGTCTTTCAGACAATAGGTCATCTTTCTTACCTCGCCATCGAAATGACTATCGGCAAACTTAATCGCCGCGATTAACCACTCTCCCTTCACCCAGTCAACCGTCTCGATTGGCTCACCCACTCCAAGCAAGCAATCGGAGGCTGCCCACAGGTCACCCGAGAATGCCTTAAGTCCCGATTCTATAATGCCGGAGGCAAAAAAGGATCCGGGTCCATATTCCCTCAGAATGTCTTGTGGGTATGGCACTGCACAAAAGGGAGCCTGTGGATAATCTTTATCGCCAGAATTTGGGATAAGAGAAATGCCCGCAAAGTACTTTCTATTTTTAAAAATAAAATCTTCAATCAAGTCCCACTCATCTTGTCGAACATGAATCGTATTTGATACATTGTGACTTAGCCATGGCTGGGTGCACAGCTCTTTATTTGTGCCATAACGAACCCAATTCTGTTGTGTCAACTTAACACTTTCTAGTAACCTTGATGCATCAATTTGATTCTTTGTCTTTGCACCTGTCGGAACCTCGCACAAAAATGTAATAACCTCTGTGACACCATTTGGATCCCACACAGATTTCTCAACAGCCCTTGGATTTATCTCTTTGAAATAACGAACTGGGTTTTCCTGCACATTTGCCTGCACCCTGCGAAAATAACGCTTTGCATGATGGGGATGGATACCACTGGCAGTGCCGAGGATACAACTTGTTGAGCCAGCGGGTTTTACACAGGTAGTTCGTGCGGCTGGATTAATATTAATGATGGAAGCTATTTCCCTATTCGTGTCTTTTACGATTTTTGCCCCGTTTCTTTGGATTTGCGGATCAAAAAGAACCTCTGGGTTATCCATCATTCCGGTAATAGATACCCCCAGCAGTGCCTCCCGTTTCGTAATCTTTTCCGTCGTCTCACCCACATAGGGGAAGCTTGTATATGCTGCCTGAAGTGTTCCTAAAATAGAAGCTGCCTTGCATGCCTGATAAAACTTTTCTTCCGTATTAGCCCTTTTGCCATTGATCTCTGCCAAGTTGCAAAACTGCCAACCCGGTTTGCCCGTCTCAACATCTACGGGGTAAAGTCCAATCTCAACACACGGATTGAAGCCCATCTCGGTGCTTTCTGCCCAAACAAACCCAGGCTCTCCGTACTCCTTCACACACGACATCAGTTTATTAAATGTCGCCTTTGAAGTCTGATCTCGGACAAGCAGTGCACTGTTGTTGGACCTACCGCGTTGGGGATTCTCAATGAACCAATTTCCTGTTTTTGCAGTGGCCATCGCCTCGTCATCGGGAGAGAAAAGGGCTATTGTCGCTGAGCGGCGGACACCGCCGGAGATTACAGCATCGGCGGCATGCATAATGATGTCATAGATATCAAGGGGGCACATCTTTACCTTGCGAGTGCGCGAAAGACTTTTTTCAAATATTTCTTCAATTTTCTCGATAGAACGACATAAGCCAGCTGGGCCAGGAGCTTTAGCGCCTGAAGATAAGGGTGCACCCGCTGGGCGAACATTTGAGTAATCAAATACAATCTTCTCGCCGATATATTCATCGAATTCAGGAATTCCGCCCATATAACTTGCAATAAGAACACCAATAGCATCTGCCCAGCCCTCAATAGTATCTGGTACTAGGTAGGTCTTTTCAATAATTCCTCCTCGTTTTGCTGCCGGAGGTAGCTGAGAAATGTGATGTTTTTGCACGGAGAACCCGACTCCACAACCGCAGAGGAGCAGGTACATTAACTCTTGAAAGGCACGTGGTCGATTAATGTGCCCAAATCCACAGTTATAAACCCTCGCATTGTGCTTAAAAATTGGCTTGCCGCCAAACTGCAAGATTCTTTGTGACCCAAGAATATCTTTTTTCAGAACCGCACTTTTAGCAAACTCGATATGAGGTATCGCATCTGGATAATCTTTAAAATATTCCATGTGCATATCGAATACTCTATCGATTTGCTCTTTCCAAGTTTCCCTGCGCCCCTCTTGTGGTAAGTATTTTGCATATTTTGCTATTCTCGTATAATCTTGTAGTATGCTAATTGACATTTATTTTTCCCCGCCTTTATTTTTCTTATATAATGTTACTAGCTTCTTTTCTTGTCTCTTTCTTGCCTCTTTTTTGACCTCGCCGATGGTCTCGCCAGAGGATGGAAATACCTTGATTGTAATATTTGAAGTATTCATAAAAATGGGATAGATTACTCCATCAACCCCATTCCTGTTCTTAGCAATAAAAATACGTCCCGTATTATTCAATTTGTCTTCCGATGTTCTGGATATTGAAAGTATAAAATCTGCGACAAAACATTTATTAAAAGCTTCACTAATAGATTCCATTGTAATAACTTCGGCGTTCAACCCAGAACGGTTTGTTTGAGATGCGGTCCAAACACAACATTTGTGTTCTTGCGCCAAGCCGCGTAGCTGTTCATAAATAGTTTCCAATTCATGTCTTTTCTCTCTTAATGTTGATGCTGGGCGTAAAAGATCTGCGTAGTCAACAATAATAATATCGGGTTTAAAGCCTCTATTGATTAATTTCTCCACATGATTCTTCAATGTTATAACGGAAGAAGATTTCGTTGGATATTCCTTGACAATGAGCTTGCCCTCTAAATTCTCAATCTTTTCAAAGATCTCTTCCTTGAAGCTTCTCAGGTCACCAAGAGGCACATTAGTTATGCAGCTATCGAACCTCGAACCCACGACGGTATCGGATAATTCCAAGGTATAATAAACGACATTCTTTCCATCCATCAATGCCTGTGCACCGATATGAACGAGCGCCATCGATTTTCCAGCTCCAGTTGGTGCGATAACCACACCAAGCTCCCCATTGCCAAGACCTTGGTGGGTAATTTTATCTATCTCCTCCCAGCCAGTGCGAACTGGATCTCTAGATTTTAACAAGAATCTCTGCTCAAAATCCTTTAGGTAATCATGCCCAAAATTAGAATCTGAACCCAGCTTGAGGGCTTCATTTATAACCTGCGAAATTTCATCAAATGAGGAATCTTTAATCAGGGACACCGACTTAAGCATTGCTTCTTTTAGCTTTTGCTTTCGGCAGAAATCCAAGGATACACTCTTAATATACTCAGAATCATCGATGTCTGCTTTGAAGATTCTAGCATAAAAGTTTCTTAGCTGCTGCTGGACAGAATCCAATTCATTAGAAAGTTCCGTTCGCAGGATGGACTTCATAATGTTTTCTGTTGGGTGGATAGAGAATTTTTCCCTATACTCCTGTATGAGTCTCACAAAAACTTGTAGATATTTTAGTTCCAGAAAATTTATATCCAGAACCTCATACATCTGATCTGCGAACGGGCGATCGATCAAAATCAGATGACACAAAGCTTCTTGAAAATCTTTACCGTACTGGCTAAAGTCTTCTTTTGACACGGATCCCCCTGTGTTGAATTATTAGTATAGCACTTCTGGAGAGCCTTGTCAAGAATTACTTACGATTCTTTTGAATATAGAAAATAGCGATGTCGTATTCCATTCTCCGAACCCGTCCTCGCTCATGCGCTTAATTATCTCTGTCTTATTAAATTCTGGCTTGAAGCTTTCTAGGGAATGTTTTAATTTGTTCTTTGTCTGTATCGAGATAGATGGACTATAAAGTTGCATTATTTTATAATTCTCCTCGATCAAATCGCGAGATTGCCCAATAGATGCTATTGTTTTAAGTCCCGTATTATCATTTTCACAGAATTCCATCACATCATCAATAGTCACATCTTCCTCTTCGGCGAAAAATGGCATCTTTTTGGACACAGTGGCTAGACCTACTCCGTGTACACCTACTAAATTGTCCGACTTGTCGCCTACGATGGCCCGTGCCAGTGCGAAATTTGTAGGATGGATATTATATTCTTCAAGGATTCTGGGTTTATTCATAAAAACCTTTTGAATTGGTCTGTATAACACAGTCTCGTCGTTGCACAGCTGGAAGAAATCTTTATCGCTCGAAACGATTATCTTCTGCCAGCCGCTATATTTGCCATGCTGTGCCACATACGAAATTACATCGTCAGCTTCGATACCGTCGCTGACAAGCTGAATGACGGGAGTGAAATTTAACATTTCCATAAGGCGGAGCTGTTGCCATACCTTATTTTGCATCTCCTGATCTTCTGTCAAGACCCTCACGGAGCGATTCAGACGGATGGGCTTTCTCCCCTCTTTATAGTTTTTGTTTACAGCCTTGCGCTTTGCCGAGCCTCCAGCACCGTCCCATGCGATAATAATTTCATCTGGCTTCATCTCTCGGCAGAGTTTTTGTAAAATCTTCATGAAACCCTTATATCCACCAATGGGGTCTCCATTTGTGGATAGACTCGGATCTACTATATAAGCCCTGAAATATGCATTAAGGGCATCAATAATTACCAACCTTTTCATTTTTTTCTCCTATAATGTATTATAACACTATTCTGGAATGTTTGTCAAGACATGATCGAGATATTTGGACATGATCGAGTCGCGGCGGCCGCACTCGGCATTGTACCAAGCCCAAATCCAAGTATTCTTTTTAGTATAAATTTCTTTCTTAATCTCGGAAGTCTTCTGTTCGAACAGTGCTATCTGCTCTTCTGAAATTTCTTCAATCGCTATATTCAATTCTTTTGCTAAAGAGTGAAGCTTTAAAATATTATCCTCCTCTTTCGCATCGTTAGCTTCCAAGAACTTTTTTTCTTTTTCTGCTCTTTCTTCTTCGGATGCCTTTAGTAGTTTATCTGGGTGTGTCTTGTTCGCGATCTGCTTATATAAGGACTCTGCGGCTTTGCTCGCCTTCTTTTTTGCCCTGCGTTGTGCACGGTTTAACCTTATCTCCTCTTGAGTTTTCGGCTGAATGGCCAGTTTTTCGCGAACTCCCCTCTTGTCCACCTCGGTATAAAAGCTGCTTTTGAATTCGCTGTCTGCGGTAGCTAATACAGAATTATGGTATTCCAGCTCAGCCTCTAAGTATTTCAACTCGAAAAGCAGTTTGTCGTATTTCGCCTTTAAGACCGGATCCATACTACAAATAGTTTGAGAGGTGCCCAAAGGAAGCACGATGAATTATTCATCAACATCATAATAGTCTTCAGCCTTACCTTCTCGCTTTTCAAACTTCATAATAACTTCTTCGTCCATAATCTGATGAACTCTTTGTCTAAATTTTTCATTTTGCATCTTGTCTACCCACTTCGCAGCTTGAAACTTTTCCGTAGAGCCATCCTCAAAAACCATAGTATACCAAGCCCCGGACTGAAGGATAGTGTCCGACCCCTTTACTGCATCGAAGAGAGATTCGTCATCTTGAATCGCGACATTTTCACCACCCCATAAAATTCTGAAGTTACAGTTTCTGCCCTGAGTTCCAAATCTAGATTTTTCAAGGGTTACCTTGACCTCCGAGCCGATCCTAAAGCCGTTGTCATCCAACACGAACGCGGATTTTGCTTTGCGACCGGTCAACCAGATTCGCAGTGAGTATGCATAGTGCATTGCCTTACCACCTGGAGCAAACCAAGGAGTAGTCATCGCAATGATTCTGGCATTTGGTCCCTGTGGAATATTAGTCTTCAGCTGGTTCAAGACCAATAATGTTGACTTGGTATTCGCAATGGGAATTGTCAACTTCTTCATACCAACCGAAAGGACTCGGGGCTTTACTGCCATTGATGCCTGTGGGTTGAAATCCCCTTCAGCTACTTTGTCTGCAGGAGTCATTGCTAGGGAGTCCCAAATGAATAGAAATTGATTGTCTGTTGCAAGTAATTCTTCAATCGTCTCCAGCACAAATTCAACGGTGGTGGCTTGAATATATAAGAGCCTATTTAGATCACAACCAGCATTCTCCAAGAAGGTCGGGTCAATTGCCGACTCTGAGTCGAAGTAGACGATATCCATATCCATCTTTTGTGCATTCGCTGCAATTTGGGCAGCCATATATGATTTACCAGTACCCTCCAGTCCTGCGATCTCGGTGACCTTCCCAACTGGGATCCCAGCTAGCTGACCTCTGCAGACGATGGAGTCAAGCCAGCGGGAACCAGTTGGGATCCACTGGGTTACCTCTGTGGGGTTTTCCTCCGTAAGGTCGTGAGCAACAACCATCCCTGCTTTCTTATTAATCATTTTTCTCATATCTGCCATGGAAAGTCTTCCAGCAGACGATTTAGTTCTCTTTGTCATTTATTACTCCGTTTCTAATATTTCTTTATATTTTTTCTCGATATTCTCGCATGCAAGGCGGAAATAATCTGGATCCTTCTCAATACCGATGAATCTCCTATTGTGTGTGATAGCAACCAGAGCCGTCGTGCCAGCTCCTAGAAATGGATCCACAATAATATCGCCCTCATCTGTTGTCGGGAGTATGCAATTTTCCACCAATTTTTGAGGAAAAGTACAAACATGTCCGTCATTTCGTGATGGCGGTATTTTCCAAATATTAGTCAGTTTTAAATCGGAATTGTCCCACTTTTTTGGTTTGCCTATCTGGTACACCCTCTCCTCTTGTATATGATACCTCCTAGAGGGATTTCCTATTCCACACCTATCCCATATAATCTCGCACCAAATAGGAAATTTGTGTAGCCAATCCATTGGGTGATGAAGGTTGGATTCACTTCTAAAAATATTTCTATTATGCCATGCAAACCTTACTTTATGATTGTAAAACACACTACTATCACAAACGCGAATGAGAGAATGGATCACTGATTGTTGCCACCCTTGATATTCCCACTCTGGCATATCATCATCGTACCATTTTTCGAACTTTTTGGTCATTGATTGGGAAGTGGCAGTTGAATTATAGTTAGCATATCTTTTGCAAAGATTATATGGCGGAGAGGTCACACACACTTGTGCACTATTTTTTTCTAGTGTCGCAAGGATGTCTTGGCAGTCTCCCAAATAAACGATTCCGTGGGGAAATTCTCTCTTTATCACATCAAGCTCCTATTGATTAATATTATTATAGCTCAAATTAAACACATTGTCAAGAACTATTTAAATATTTTCTCAAAAGTGCCCCCTTCATAGATCTTTGGAGAAGGCTTTATTTTATCGAACTTAAGGGCTGCAGTTGTCGAATACTTCTTTCCATGGCACTTTCTCCTGATACGGATGTATCCGCCTATTGCAGAATCTTTAAATCTTGGTATGGACTGCGATGAGTCCCCAGTCGTGGAATATACGGAATCCTTCACTATAATGTAGTCCACACCCTTCTCTCTATAATAGTCTTCCACGATCTCACCTAGCTTTCTAGATAATTTTTCATCAGGTATTTCTAATATCTCATAACTCTCATCCCTTACCACAGAGCATACATCATTCGCGATGTCTGATATCTGCTCGAATACATCCGAAAGCTGTTCTGATTCTAGCTGGGTTTTTTGATAAAAATCACCTGTCTCGGGATTATGCGCTACCTGAAATTGACCAAAGTCGGAACTGTATATAGTTTTTACTTCGAAGATCTTCGATGGCTTATCAAGACTGTCGTCGGTGTAAACAACAATGTCTGGATTACTGCTGGAGCCACCTTCTTTTTTAGCCCTGTATTCTAAATTATATTCTTGAAACATTTTATTTAAAACCATAGCTATCTCGTCTTCGTAGGTGCTTCCTGCAAGTGCTGGTCCTCCGCCCTGATCAAACTGAAGGATTATGGGGTACTCTTTCCCTGGCTTCCCCGACTTAGTTGTGGTTCTATCTACAAAATTTGTCCTAGCACGATGATACATCTCCAATCTCTTTGGTTCTGGTGCGGAGAGCCACCCCTGCTTTGCCAAATCCCGTATTACCCGGTCTCTTTGCTTGAGGGAGCCAAAATTTGTAAATCTTAAAACTCTCTTGCCTCCTTTGAATTCTAATTCGGCAGTTTTGTAAAGTTCTGGGTATTCTCTTATTATATATTTTATAATATCTCTAGCGACTTTTTTTAGAGCAATTGGCCCAGATGGCTCCGAGCCTTCAGGGGCATAGTAAACATCCTCTTTTAAAAACTCTTGCCACTTCTTAAATGTGCTTTTCATATTCATCACCCTATACATAGTAAACATCCTCTTTTAAAAACTCTTGCCACTTCTTAAATGTGCTTTTCATATTCATCACCCTATAATTAGTATCTCCGATGAGGAACCCATCTTTTTTGTGCTAACATTTTTCATTCCGTAGGACCAATCGGTTTCGATAACTTCATAATTTTTATATAAATCTCTAATTTCGGGACTGTCATTGTAAGATAGAATCCAGTTTTCCCTCTTGATTAAAATATTGTATAGCCCCTGATGGTCGAATGAGGAATGCAGGTCACCATCTTTGCCGTACAGCTTGTCTCTATCCATCCAGTATCCACCCACAATCTTACCCGTTCTCTCGTCGGTGTGTTCTGGTATCCATTCCTTTTTTAGCATATAAGGGGGATCGAGATACAAAAAGGCATCTGGATGGTTTGCTATAGATTCCTTAAAGCATGCATGCCTTACTTCAAAGTTCTCAACCTTGAAATTTTTTAAATTCTTTAAAGTAGAATTAGTTAATCTCGCCCAGCTTGCTTTCCAAGACCAGCCGCCGGAAGTTGTTGCACCTGAAAAGGAGGTTCTATTGACAATATAATATTGGGCGGCGGCTCTATATAACTTTTCCGATTTGGGCTTTGCCGCTCTAGTATTTACCAATTCTCGGATATCCTCGAAGTGAAGCTTGGATACCCCCTTCGTGGTCCCGTTCATCACCTCCATTAACTTTCGAAAGTCATTATCTTTTCCCTGAACTTTTGATATTTCGTTCTTTATTCTTTCGTCATCGGTATAATTGATAACCGACTCCCTGTATCTCTCGACATAGGAAAGTATTTTTTCTGGATCTTCCAGAAGTGCTTCCCAAAACCAAACAAGGGGAGCAAAGATATCATACCCGTGCACCTTTGTGCCCCGTTCGGCCACTGCTAATTCGATCGATCCGCCACCAAGAAAGGGAGAACAAAGTTCCCCACAGTCTTCAGGAATAAGAGGAAGAATGTGCTTGACGGCTCTTGATTTGCCGCCGGGATAGCGTAGTGGCGTTTTCATTTTGTTACCTATTCAGAACATTTTGCGAATAAAAAGTGAGACATCTGTAAGCCCATGCCTCCCTGCGGCCAGAGAAGGGCTGCTAGGTTGTCGTGGTGGTCGTATCAGTAGTCGTTGTATCAGTCGCTCCGCTTGTGACTGAAACCAGCTCGATCTCAAATTGGAGATCTTGTCCAGCCAGCGGGTGATTTAGATCAACCGTTACAGCATCGTCTTGTTGCTCCGTGATTCGGCCGTAAACAGTACGACCTTGGGGGGTACGGAGAGGGACGGGCATGCCATCAGTTAACTCAATCTCCGTTGGAAAGTTGGAACGGGGAATCACAGTTTTTGCCTCTGGATTAACCACACCGTATGCCTCGGCTGCGGGGATGGTTACCGTCTTTGTTTCTCCGGTGGTCATTCCAGTGACAGCATTATTAAACCCTGGAATCATCTGTCCTGCACCTACAGTAAAGGTGATTGGCTCCCCGCGAGTATGGGAATTGTCAAATTCGGAGCCGTCGTTTAGAGTTCCTCGATAGTGAACAGTTGCTGTACAGCCTTCTGTTGCCGTTGTTGTTGTTGTTGTTGTTGTGCCTGTTGTCGTATTCGTTGTCATTCTACTCTCTATGTGTGTTGGTTTTTATAATTAATGAGGGGCGGAACGAATTCCGCCCCTCGTGGGCAGGGGGATTATTATTTGCCCGTTAGTTCTTTGAATGCCGCTAGGACATCGGGGGTGTCTTCGGTCGAAAGCTGATCGGTGGACTCCGTGGTGGTGTCCCCCTCCAGAGAGGAAATAAAACCATCAAGTGCAGCTTGTACCTCCTCTTCGCTCTTTACCGTAAAGAGAGTATCGAATTTTGGAATATTCGCCAATAATCGATTGCACTCCTCATCGCCCCCTACGACATCATCGCAAAGTGGACTTGTGCGACGTCTAGGGGTCAAAGTTGTTTTAGGAAAGTTTGCCCCCGGAGGTTTTCCGTATGTCAATGTCAGGTCTGTACCCTCATCGATAGCCGTAATATCGCCATATTCCGGATTCAAAACAAGATTAAGAAGCGATGTGTATGCTTCCTTTCCATATCCCCAAATTCGAATGCCCTCGGCCTCTTCAGTTCTCACCATTACTGGTGAAAAGAATCGTTGGCGCGGTGATAAATCCTTTGCCAGCTTCATAGTATCCTGGTCCTGTGTTTCGTTAAAGTCCTTCCAAAGCTGATCCTTAAAGTCACAGATAGGACAGTTATCTCCGTGATTCTTTTTCGGACAAAGAAGTCCACCTCGCTGGTCTGGACCCAGATTGTAGTGGAACCAATAATCCTTAAAGGGGTCTCCGTCCTCGGTTGGTACAATGCGGATTACCTGTGTGCCGTCCTTTGGACGCCAAAATGATCCTCCTGCCTTGCCATTGTTTTTTACATTATCGAGTCGTGCTCGAATTTTCGCGATGTCTAATGCCATCCCTTCTTCTCCTCTGTTGTGATTGTGCCATTCGGCTATAGTCAGGACGACGAATTTTTCGTCCCGCTGGTTTTGTTTTGTTCTTTTGTTTGAATGTGCGGGCTTGCCTCTATCACATAGCCCATGTCGTAATCCCAATCATTTGAATATATCACATATTCTACATTGAGACCCTCTTGTGTCTTTAATTTTATTGAATTTTTTATTTTTTGAAAAAGTTTATTATCCGACCTCAACTTGTTTTCGTTTATACTATAAATATAACATTTATGACGCGGGTTGTCAAGGGAAAAAAACATTTTTTCTTTATTTTTCTCAATATCAAACATTCCGATTGTCACCAAACGATGAGTGTCTTTAAGTTTGGAAATTTTACCAAATGCTGGATCGGTATTGTGGAATACATTTATCATGTGCAGGGCGGATACCAGTATTTCATTGAGTTTATCGTAATATCCGATCACTGGTGCACCATCTGCAATAGAATCTAGAGACTCGTTTGAAACGATATACATCTTTTCAAATACGGCAGACCTTGAATATTCCTGCATCACACCGAAGACGGCACGATCTTGTAGAGATTGGGTAGGGTTCAGCAACTCCTCTTCTGGTTTTATATATAAAATCGATATTGGCAGTTTCTTGATGCTTTCTAGAATTCTCAAAGAGGCACAAGAGATCTTTCCGCCGCCGCCGACGATAAACAGTGTTTTTCCAGATGTTCCTTTAAAAAACGATTTCAATTTTGGAAACCTATATTGCTCATATTCCTCTGCTTGTTCAAACTTAGGTATATTATAGCACCTATCGCCGGAGATGTCAACATCTATTTTAAAAATTTTATATTGTGGATGCTGTGAAAAAACATCGGCGATTTTGCAGCCAGCATTGCCAAGACCTATAATATTCATTTAAATCTCCAATCTCTTAAGATTGCCGAAATCTTTACCGACACTAACATTAACTAAAAATTTTCCCAATTCAGTGCTGGAGAAAATATCTATTATTTCTGGCAAGAGTTCTTTGTCTTCGAGCGAAAAGTCCAATACAACAGAATCATGGATCGGGAAAGCAACATACGATTTACAACCTTTTATATAATTAGACACCTTTATCATTTGTCTCAGAACATTTTCCGCACAGGTGGACTGAATGATGTAGTTTAAGGCTGTTCGCTCTTCCGAGGGGATGATCTTGTTCCAAAAGGTCGTCACTTGGCCCTGAGTGAAGTGCTTTTGTACCACGGATTCTCTATCATAGGCGGATTCGCACTTGTTATCGATACTCTCCGGATTATAGAGCCAAGCAAAGATTCTTTTTTTCGCCTCGGATCGAGAAAGCTTTCCGTCGAAGACATTCTTAATATTCCAATTGTGGAGGTCTTCTTGCGGTTGTGCCTTACCTTGAAGCGACAGGAGAGTTCTCAGCTCTGCTGCATTAAAGTCTAGTTCTATAAAATAGTCGTTCTTTGGCTCGATTGCACACCTAAGTTCCCTGTCGAGAGTTAAAATTGGAAAACTATTCTTAAAAGTTGTCAACCTTCCAGTCTTGGTTCCGCGCATGTTGAAACGACAATGGCTATCCATGTTACTCAACTTGTGTATAAATTTTCTATGCTTTGCCTTATAGAGTGAGAGATTTTTTCTGTTTATATTTAATCTTTGATACTTGATTCTTTCCAGCTCTCTTGTTAATCCAAGCAAATAATCATAGTTGTCTGGTTTTTCGTGGTTCTCAAAGATGTGTCTGCAAATTAAATCCTTCACATAACATAATTCCAAAAGAAACTTTTCAGGAACTAAATCGTAAAAACAGTTCTCATTTAGCGATACACGGGCGGTAGTAAATGACTTTAAGTAAGCTTCAAACTTCTTTTTTACACCGCACCAGCGGTCTCTCAGTGGCTCAGGGCACACTTCCTCAAGAGACTTTCCGTCGCAATACAAGCTGGCATACTGAATATTGTGATTTTCTAAGAAAGAAGAGTAAGACCAAGTGTGAGATAGGTTCTCTGGGAGAGTCTCGTTGAAAGACAGTTCACCATCGAGATAAATTCCCACACACTCCTTCTTGTCATCCAAGGTTTGAAATAGCAATAATTCCTCAATATATTTCGTTAATTGATTTCTTTATAATCATTATAACACGCTCAGAGAAATTGTCAAGTGAAATGTTTTCCCCATTGGCATAATAATTTTTAATATTTTCAAAAACAGTAGATCCTTCGTGGATAAACGGCATTCTAAATTTCTTGTCTATGTACTCAATTTTTCCGCGCGCCATTTCATTGGCATTAAAAATTATTTTTTCTATTTCAGAATCCGTATATTGATTTCCAGATTCATAATTTCTTAGTTTGATATATTTGCTGGTCCAGTAATTCATCTTCAAAGTTTTCTTAAGCATGTCCTCTTTTATTACCTGTGTCCTCGCTTTCGCACAGCGACCATCCATATAAAAATCTTTTTTTGCAACCAACGAGTTGTATCCCACAACGACCGTAGAGATAAGGTAATCCATATCCTGAGTTGCAACTTTTGCAAAGTTTTGATTAAGAAAACTTGCTGCCAAATCCGCCGAGTCGTATCCTGGCGATATCTTTTCCGCATTCGCTGGAGATGACAAGTCAAAATTTAATCTCCACGGAATGTTTTTGTCGATAAGGAACCCTGAGTTAATTGCCGCCTGCTTGTAGAATGCAAAATTCTTGCTCTTAATGAACTCATCTTTGTCTTTATTGGATGCCGGGTTCAGGTCTGCGATTTCCAAACTCAAAGCAGATCCCAAGGAAGAGTTCTCTCTTGATAGGTGATATGAGGTCTTTGTTAAAAAGGGAATATTTATATTTTCAATTATATGTTTAAAAAACATCCTAGAGTAATCTTTTATATTCCTAATTTCTGACTCTTTCTGAGTGTCGAATAGAAGTTTATTGAACTGAGAAATCATATCCGTCAAAAACTGATTATAGTTTACAGTTGCATCGATAAACCCGCGATATAAAATTGGTGTTTGTAAATACCCATCTTCAGCGAGCCTGCCCGTTTTTGCTGGAATCCTGAACCTTTCCTGAAAGTTCAGAAATGATGCTGCAACTTCTGGGAAAGAATAAATAGTCTCGCCTTGATTCGGTATTGTCACCAATATTTCGTTGATTGGCTCGATGACCGACAGAGTTTTATCAACCTTTCCGTAAAGAAGGTTCTCAAGGTTCCAATAATTTTTAATTCCGACTGGATCTCTAAATGTGGGGTTCCCTTGGGGAGAGAATGCAAAAAAATCATAAAAGATCCTTTCCACAAAAATTGAACTGAGAGGTGAATTATTGTCGGTAACGAACTTGCGTGTCATTTCTTCTTCTCCTGCCTCTTGGGTTTCGTCTGCGAGCCACCGAACACGACTTCGCCGTCGCCGGAAGAGTTCCAAACAGCATCTATTGAAGTCTCGAAAGAGTTGTTTGCTATTGTGTTGCTCACCTTTGTCACGAAGTGGTATCCTCCAAGCCCCATTACATTTGAAATGGAATTTCTGTCCCAAGGGTTACCCATTGACCCAAGGACACGAGGATCGATGTATAGATAACTCCCAGGCCGGAAGAGGTTGTTTCCAAACATTTGGATATTGACATTAAAAACATTTTTCAGTAAAGCATAAGGGTCGTTTTCCTCGATTGTCAACCTCTGTTCTCTGGCATATTCTAAGTCTACTTTTTCAAAAGAAATATTTTTGACCAGAGATGTCGTGGTTCCCAGAACAAAGTGGAATATTCCACTTTGTTCGTTTTCTCTTCTTTTCTTTGAATAAGAATTCGGGCCCGTATTGGTAATCAAAAATTCGCCTGGTGTTGGAGAGTCGGAATATAAAACAAGATATTCGTAATTCGCACCCTGTACAAATAATCTGGTGTCATCCTTATTCTCTAAATCATACTCCTTTTCGGAGGTGGGAAGTAGTGGATTCTTGAGACTGTGATATCCGAGCCGAAAGGTTCTCGTATTTCCGTCTTTTAAGGAGATATATTTGTCGGCATTGTTAATAACAACTTGTGTCAGCAAATCTTTTATAAACATCGCAATAGGCTTCGAACTAATCTGAGTGCTCCCTATTGTGTCATACAGAAACTGTGTAAATAATGCCATATCAATTGGCAAGTCGGCTATATTGTAAGATTTTCCACCCACCTTAAATTCTGAACATATCAGCTTCATATCTTCCAGGATATCCTTGGGGGTTCCCATAAATTCTGCAGAGCCGTTGGATCGTAAAGCATACGACATTGCAGCTTGGACAATATCTCCAAAAAAAGTATATAAAATACGGTGGGGACGAGTTGTGCTTTCGTCAAGGGTTTCACGATCGGTGATATTTTTTATTAAAGCAATATCTGCTGGGTTTGGGTTGGATAGCGCGGCATTGTGTGCGGAGAGAGTCTCCCTTAGACCATCGCGAGCCAAGCCCCTGGGAAGGTCTAATTTCAAGATTTCGATGGCATTTTCGGCTTCCGACTGTCCCAGTACGGATATAAGCACACCCCTTGTGCTTATATCCCTCCAATAAACAGATCTATTTTCCAAAAGCATCTCCACCAATCTTTTGACCGCACGATTCCTTGCAGCTGCCTCTGTTTGTGCCTTCTTTTTTATAAGTCTTTCTCTTTCTGCAGACTTTCCCTCTTCACTTCCCAATGCTGCGATGGCGGTTTTTGTGGACAATATATTGGTCATCTCCGTTTTCGTTGGTGCCAAGATGTTAATGAGTTTATTCTTTGCTGCAGTTTCGGCTCTGGCTCTGTAATTGATTGTAATACTGGCTGCTCCGTTAGCATTGCCGTCGAATGTCAAGCTGTAATCCTGCATTGTCAAATGTAAATCGATGTTTCCCGCAGTGATAGCCGAAGCTTCTGCATCGCTCATAGATTCCGGACGTTGCCAGCCAGCTTGAATTCGGATATCACTATTAAATTTATCTCCCAAATTTTCCTTAGCTCCGGACTGCTCTGATTCGAGGGGCACCACCAAATCAATATAGCGGTAAGGCTGACCGTCGCTTTTTCCGCGAAGGGCGGTAAACTGAGAAAAGTCCTGAAAATATAGTTCCAAAACTGCTTCTATGTCCTTGTCTACCGAAAATGGATCAGCTCCAGTATAACTCCAGCTAAAACTTTTTATTCCGAAGCCTCGCTTTGTTACTGGGAATTCTAGTGATTCATTTGGTTTCCTTTTTGCGAAACCTGGATCATAATTAAACATACCCAGGTCATTGTGGGTAGGAAATTTAATTTCTACTTCGCCCGCTTTTTCCATATTTTCATCATATTTTGTTTTGAAAATCCTTATCTTTGGCTGTAGTTTTGATAGTGCTCCGGTCTTCATGTTGAATATTTTCTTCCCAGAAGAAGCACCCGTCAATGACGATATCGTATTGAGATGGCTGTTTCTTAGCCTCACTATTCTGTTTTGAGTTATTCCCACTATTGGAGTCGATAATCTTTTCGGAGGAGATGATGCTGAAGTTGACTTAAAATATCTTAATTGTGAATAAGCAGATAGCTCGTCCATGTTTTGAATTAAATATCTTTGGGCAATAAATCTCGAATCCACAATTGATTGGCGAGTGGCATCTATTTCGCTGGTTCTGGACCTTATAAGCTCCTCAACCTCTTCTTTGGCCAGGTCTCTGCCGAGTTCATCTTCTTGTTCGATTATGTCTTCCAGCAGTCCCAGCCTTGCTGCGAATAGATCTTCTGAAGATAGATCTTTATCCGAGTTTTTTGCAACCTCTTCTACCAGCTTAGATTCATCAACATATTCTCGCAAGAAAATTAAAAAGTAATAAAGATATACCCCCTCCTTCATCATTGCTTCGCGAAGATGTGTATTGAAGGTATAGGGGTTGGCAAATGTGAGATCCCTTTCGGCAATCATTTCTTTCATTTTCATGCGCTGGCGGTCTGTAATCGAGTCAAGCAATCGCTTGATATCGGTGTGCTTCGTCAAGTCGGGTGCCGACATTTGGCCGAATTCTTTTCCCAGTGGCTCTGCCGATGATGGATCTATTTTGATTAATAAATTTGAGATAAACCTTGCATCATAAACACCGCTTTTCAGATTAAATAGAACATCTCCATCATATGGATCTGGGGCTATCCCTGTGCCGAGGAGTTGGGTGTCGAATTTTGGAAAAACACTCTCGACCAAAGTTGCCTGTTCAAAATATTTTGACGAAGTATACACTTGGTAAAGGTTAGAGGTACGGTCGTAGGAGGGCTTTTCTTCACCAGTGATTTTTGAAAGGGTCGCCCGGAGGCTGTAATTTAATGAAAGAAATATTAATTCAAAGGCTTTGGCAGTTAAAGAACTCATTTGTCCTCCTATAGACCGAAGCTTCGCAGAGCTTCTTCCAAAGAAAGCGGAACATAATATGCATCCCCAACCTTAAAGTGATGATCTGTTGGCTTCTTATTAAATTGAGCAACGATCCACCAGTATCTGGAATCCCCATACATCTCGTATGCTATCTTATAAAGTCTATCGCCAACTTTCCAAGTTCTGGTGTCGTATGCCATAGCTGATAATTCTGAGGTTTCTGGGAAAAACAATTCTGGAGTTTCATATTGGCGAACTCCGTTTATTCCTCTTTCTTTGAAGATTTCGTCGTATATTTCTTGTTGATTAATCACTATGTCTCTATTCGAATATCTTGTTAATGGCATTATGTGTTACTCTCCAGGTTTTTCTCCAAAGATGCGGATGTTTGTTGATCTTCGCTTGCGGGCGGCGGGTCTTCCTCGACCACCGTACTGTTAGCACTGAAGGTGATTTGGTTGGGATCGAACTTCTTGTAAAATTTTTCGGTTCGGTTTATGATTGTGGCAGACAAAGAGATGTTTATCCTCTTTGGCAAAATTAGGCGGTCACCATCGGATGTCGTTATATTTCTGGCCCTATCGCCATAATTGACCTCTATTGATGATGGGGCACATAGTATGGGGGTTTTCGTGTCATAATCTTCTACAATCAAATTTCTATATCTTATTTCCAAGAGGGGTGCTTCCAAGATTCTTCCAGCAGAACTATATAGGGGTCTAATGAATTTACCTAATGCTAAAATTGCTTTGAGCTGTTGTTTGTAAAAATCGTTTTCCTCATCTGGCTTCACTGGCCAGCTTAAAGAAATAGTTTCGCCAGTTGATTGGTAGGTCTGAATTGCATCTTGCCTTCCGTAAACATTTACAGAGTCCCACTGTGCGGAGTAACTTCTATTGAAGGAATCAATTCCCTCCGAAAATCTCAAGTATTTTTCCGTTGCGACCATTTTAATGATTAAGTCGTTCTTGTATTTTTCAAAAATATCTGTTGCCATACTTGTTAATTCCTATGCTGTCTGTGGTTTTGGGGTAAAGGCCCGTGCTTGTGATAAGGCATCATTGCCACCTGTTTCTGCCATTGTTGTATTGTAAGCAAAGAGCTGAGGCATTCCAACACCGGCATTTATTTCGAGTGTGTGCTTCACACCACCCTCTGGGAATATTCCTGCTAGGGCAGCTGCGATACCTTCGGAGACTGCATCTGCGAGTGCTTTGCTTGAGCTTTCCATATCCGAAGCCCTGTTGAAAGAGTCGTTGCTCACTTCTGCCGAAGGGATATTGGCTGTTGTTCCTCCTCCGAATACAAAAGATATTGCACCCGAAATGAAGCCCAGTGCTTTGCCTGCTAGATAAGATGCTAGGCTCTTAAGCCCGTCCATCAATTTCCCAATCATTTTAATTGGGTATTCAAATGCATCGCCGACAAGATAGATTGCGGCGGCAAGTAGTGCAAAAACCAACAAGAGCGGGGGGCTGTTACCAACGAATATCATGTGAAATAACTCACCGAGAACATGTATGACAGTACCGATAATGATGCCTAATGCGGTGAGTACAGCGGCAACAGCACCGATTGCCAGAACCAGTGGAGCCTGCCAAAGCAAGACGGCTGCAAAGACTGTCTTGAATCCCCCAATTTTCTCTGTTGCGAGGAGAAGTGCATCCACTATTTCCAGCCATGTCACAATAAAAGATGCCATGTTGATTACAAAGCTCTTAATTGCAGGTTCGCTTAATTTTAACCAAGAAGTGAATCCCTCGCCCTCTCCGACTAGCCTTCCAAAAGTTTCCGATATTCTATCGATAGTCGGCTGAGCCTCCTTCTTGACCTCTTTCCATATTTTGACGAATGTTTCAGTTCCGCCAACTAAATCATATAGCCCCTTAAAAACAAATACCAGCCCAGCTATTGCCAAGGCGATGGCGGCAATTGGGGCGGCTGCGCCGCCAGTTGCAACTGCTAGGGCGATCATCGCGGCTGTGACTACCCCTAGTCCGCCAACGAGACTTGTCATCGGATTTGCTGCTAGGTGTCCAATACCGTCTGCTAGGAATTTGATTCCCTTTATGAGCGGACCAAGCACATTAATTGCAAAAGCACGTGCGATCTGGGCTAACTCTTCCATAATTGTGTTAAAGTCCTTAGTTTGTTCTGCAAGCTGCTCTAACTTATCGGAACTCATTTCCGTGGCTCCCGCGACAAGATCAAATCTACCTTTCATGACCAGTGCAAGCTCGTTTACATCGGATAATCCCATGGCGGAGGCTATCATCTTTCTCTCATAATAGCCCATGGTATCGAAAGACTTTCCGGCCGAACTTGCCGCTTCGGACAACATTCTCATGCGGTCTGTGGGATCCGTGGTTGTAACCATTCGGATGGTACTCAAATATGGGCCGCCCAGTGCAGCATTCAATTTTCCAACCGAGGCGGCAGCTGAATCGAATCGATCAAATTGCTCTGTTATTCTCAGCATCTGCGAGACTGACATATTGGCGGCACGGGCATTCTCTGCCATCTTCATAAATACTTTGCCCGCAGAGGCACCGAAGGCTGAAAGCTGTGGTGATGCTTCCTGGAAAGATGCTGCCATTTCTTGAGGGGGCATGCCAAGTGCCTGTGCGAGAGTAAACATTTGTCTAGTTGCTCTCTCTGCGGCATCATTTGTCATCCCCATGGAGGCTGTCATAAATTGAAAGCTTGCGCCAGTAGTATCTGAATCCACACCCAGTTCTTGTAACACGGCGGTTGTCTTTAGCAAACTCTCCCGAGAGGCATCGGACATATTTCTCAGGTTTGTGACATTTCTCACCAAGCCCGTTTGTGCCTCTGCGGCATCTCCTGCCGTGATCCCATATTGGTACATCGTTTCTTCTAAAGATACGATGTTTGACCCGTACAGTTTGAGAGCACCAGTGGCTTTATTGAATGATACCAGTGCTCCATCCATTTCATAAGCGAACTTGGCTGTCGCCTGCCAGACTTTGCTTAATAACATGTTTGCTATGGCGAGTGGTGCAAAGCCTTTTTTAAGCTGCGATGTGAAGCCTTTCATTGCATCGCCACCTTGCATGATTTTCCCCGCAATTCCAAGGAAGCTTTTTTCCGTATCGGCATTTATGCCAGCCATTCCAAGCATTGCATTTGCAATGCCTTTGCCATCATTCTGCAGAGATTCTGCTGCAGATTTCATTTCTTTCTTACTACTATCGATAGAGGAAATAGACCCTTCAGCTTCTTTCCTCAGCTTACCATATGCTTCGGCACCTGCGTCGCCGAGCCTGGACAACTCCTTAATTAGATTTGCGATGACTTCAGCCATGACCTTGGCTGCCTCGGTGGATGCCTCCATTTCCTCTGGTGATGTTGGTTCGTCTGCCATTTCTTAAAAGGTTTCCTGTTTACTTAAACGGCCATTTAATGCCTGTTTTCGACTCAAAAGCCTTGGTGGCTTTGGTGAGCACACTCTTCTGCCTGTAGGTCTTTGGATCATCCAATCCATGTTTTTTCGCCATCTCGATATATTTCTTTTCGTTTCCAATTGCTTTTGCGAAAGCTCTCACATCACCGGGTTTGCCCTTGATGGAGCTAGTTCCTGAAAACATTGGCATGCCAAACATTTGTTTTATGAGAAGTTCTATGACCGTGCCATACATTCTCAAGAAACTTTCATTGAGCATGTTTTCATTCTTTTTCATCTCTTCTAAATCTATCTCTATGTGTTCCATTTTTAAAATTCTCCCATGCTTTGCTTTCCCTTCTTCGTGAAGGAGCTATTTATAATTTGTTCATATTTGCCTTTTTTGTTCGGTAATAAGGTTTCTACACCATGAAAATAAAACTTCATCGAGCCTTCCAGTATTTCTGAGTTTCCGTACTCTAAGGTTCCCAGATCGTAAGAAACTGGATATACTCCATAATATTTCATACTTCGTATCGGAGTGCTGGTTAGTTGTATACCGGCGGTGGCACTTGGGAGACGAGCCGCAAGTGAAATACTACCCGGTATTCCGTTCGCCTTGTCGCGCAGGGTTTGGGCGATGATCTCCCTTGCGGCGGACCTATTGGTCAGTGCCTGTTCCGTACCGGAAACTGGAGATCCGACACCTGGGTCATATATATTGATGATTATACTTGAGTTCTTTACCACCGTGCGGCTTGGTTTTAGACTGATCCTGTCTTTGCTGAGTATTCTTGGCAATATGCCCCGGTATGTGGTCCGGTTCGCACCATTTGGCTTAAGATCTTGCAGATAGTATGTATAAAATATATCTTGGATATCAATCGCGAGGTCGGGAAACATATAGAATTGAAGTTCGAGTTCTGTCATTGTTGGGTCTTGGGATTCTATGTTTGGTCCGTCAGAGCCAATGTTCGCAGCATCGTTATCATACCCAAAAGTAACTGATGGCAGATTTACAGCTTTAATGTATGCTGGATTGATAGTGAAAGGCTTAGTTATATCTAATTGAGCGATACCTGGTCCGGGACCACCTACCGAGACCATCTTGAAAATATTCGTCTGCACATCAAAACGAAATCTCTGCATTGGTTGAAAATTGCTTTCTGTCCAGAAGTCAGCAGCCACGGATATAGTCTCCCTTTATATAAATAGTAAAAGGTAAGAAATAATCCCCTATCTCTTACCTTTTGAAGATTTTTTCATCTCATCGGCTTCTTTTTTGAGTTGATCAGCTAACCTGTTTAAGAACCAGCGCCGGATTTTGATTGGCAAATTGTATGCCTCAATAAAGCTCCATCCGCCATGATATTTCATCAAAAAGAACTCTTCATAGACATTCTTTATGTATTCATCACTTAGGCCAAAAAAAGTCAGTGGTGAACGGAACCTCCAGGTCCGTTACATAACTGCATACTTCACATTCAAATGTCTGTGTCATATCTAGGTTTGGTGCAGCCTGCTCATAAATGCCTCTAAGAAATCTAGAATCTCTAGCTGGAATAATTCCAATAAATTCTTTTATGATTGCTCTCGATTCTTCTCCGTTAACTGATGCTATCAGTATGTTCAAGGTATCAGTCAGTGTGCTCTCGGGCATTTTCTTTTTTCTTTTCGACTCAACAAGTCTTGCAAGATAATTTTCTTCTTTTCCTGTCATGAGCTTCATTTCAACCCTCACCTTGCACAGGGGGGCTACTACTGATATCGTGTTTGGGGAAGTCCATTCAAAATCGTTTTCTTCGGCTTCTGGGCTTTCGCGATTCGATAGAATTGATAGATCAAACTCCTGATCAGCCGAGTTCATGCAAGAAGGGCATGAGATTTTTGTCGAGTAGTCACTTCCATACCCATTGATGCGACATGCAACCAAAATAGCATTGCGGTCGCCACTCAAGAGAGAATCTGGACGGATCCTCTTATCAACAATGATGCTTTTCAGCAGCCTTTCAATAGCAACACCTTGCTTAATCAAGGTCTTGGAAGATAAAATATCCTCTTCTTTCGCGGTCATGTACTTTATCTCAACAGTAGCCACATTATGCAGTGGATGCTCCTCTGGATAATGGCGACCCTCTGAAGGGAGTTCTACAAACTCGGTTGGAGTCGCGAAGGACAAACTACCGGTTTCTGTCAATTCTGCAACAGGATCTGCTGCAGAAGGTTTGGCAGGTTCTAGGTCTTTGCCCAGCCTGCTCTTACTGTTTCTTGCCAATTTTCACCTCTATGTTATTATTTCAAGAATTCGGTTCGGTTTTCACCGACAATACAACTAGCCCAATCGTATCTCATCGTCAATGTGAGTTCGCTCAGGTCTTCTGAAGCATAATCCAAGCCGTCCCAAGATACCTTGGTAATGAAGGCATTTTTCAGAGTCCATTGCTCCTGAATATCTCCCTCTGCAGACAATTGCTTGATGATAACCTGACCGAGCCTGTCTGCTGCCAAAGACTTAGAGATAGATCTCTTATTTTCTGCAGCGCCTTGGGGACCGGTGTATCCAGATTCTTGTAAAATCTGAAGCATTGTTGCGGAAGCATCTGGAGATACTGGATCAACCAATGTAAGGTTAATTTCGTTCCATTGAACGGTGCCAGGGTAATAAAAAGTATGTTGCATAAATTTTGTTTCCCCAGTATTAACAGTTATCTCTGGTTTGTCAACGGTTTTAGCAAACCAAACGGTTCCAATTCCGCCAACTCCTGCCAGCTCTACCACAAATCTATATTTCCTTTTTGGATCGACATTAGCACTTGTCCAAAACTCGTTAGCCATGATTTAATTTCTCCTATCTACAACTATATAGTTGCTAGCTTTTTTTAATCCTCAAAACCCGCGCCTTGATTTGTAATAACAAAGTCAAGTGCGATGTACTCGATTGCCTTAGCTGGCTTCAAGAAAATCTTGGCATATACGATGTTCTGATCAACCAAATCTGGTGTAGTCGTCGTGTTGTCCAAAATTAATTTGTAGTCGCTCAAGCCGAGTCTAGTCTGTACACTGGCCAAGAAAGGATCAGCGAGACTTTTAAATCTATTCCAAGTAACTTCCACATTCTGGTCAAAGAGAATCGAGTTAGCAAAAATGGAAACTTGCTTTTTAACAAAAATCATCATTCTTCTTACATTGATTCGGTCAAGTGCCGAAGGTGTAGCTTGAAGTGTCTTTTGTCCGAAAATCACAATGCCCTCATTTGGGAAAGAAGCAATAGGATTGATGTTTGTGTCATACAACCTATCCCTTTCTTTCGAGGTCAATCTCTGACTGACATTCAATACTGGAATTCCAGCGGAACCTTGCGATAATCCGCCCCTATTGAATCCTGCAGGTGCAAACCAGACTTCTGATTGAGCCTCTGAGGAAGCGAATGTCCCCAATGCCACAACCGAAGGCGGAACCCACAGTCTACTGTTAGATGTCACATTGTCTTGGATCTGAACCCAAGGATAATATGTACATCCGTAAGAATTGTTTATCTGTCGTTGTTCAAGGGTGTTGACAGCACTCGATACCGACTGGGGTCGTTGGCTTGGGTCAGCATACTGTGTGCTTCCCTCTGTGAAGGGGACATAAACATCTTGAATGTCTACAATCGCCAAGCAATCTCCCCTGTCTGCACTAACTTGCATCATGTGGTCGGTTATCGTGGTATTTGTGATACCTGGAACAGCGATAAGATTGCAATCAATCGCTTCTGGATCTGCAACCATATCGACAGATTGGCGAAGAGTATTCAGGGCATAACTATTCTGAAGATTTTTGCCATCCATGCCCGTGTTTCTAAAGGGTTCTACCTCTACTAGGTTCAGCCCGTCAAAGCCGCCGAAGAGAGGTGCGGTGAATCTAGTCCATCCGTCGTCGACCACATCTCTCCAACTTCCAGATGCCGAGTATGAATCTCCAGCAACTCTGGATTCTGATGCATAATATGTGTATGTTTTGCCAAGTGGCTTGACAATATTATCAAGGGAGAAAGCCCACTGACTCTCGATATCGCCAGAGGCGATTCCGCCGAGGGGATATAAATAATCTCCCAAGCCAGCATCTGCTCTACTGCTCGCATAAAATGTTGTATTCTCCAAGTAGGAAGAGGCGTTCAGACCGAAATAAGCATCTGTCTGATCCGTCAAGCCGCCTGCTGAAGAAGAGATTCTCAGTTGTGTCTCCGGGAAGTTAAGATTAAGTGTGTAATCTGCAATGGATCCCGTGTTGATAATTCCGCCTGCGCCGACTGCTGGGGTAATGCCACGAGGACCAGCCAGACCTTTATCCAAAACAGTTGTAGGGGTGAGTGCTGATGGTTCCACCAAAACATCCTTGATTCTGGAAGGTCCGTATACTCCAAAGGGCAGCAAGACTGGATCTGCGATACCGTTACGAACCGTATCGGTCACTTCCACTCTAATGTACTTCGATGCATTCTCGTATTCACCATATTCTCTCAAAACTTTATCTGTCTGGCTCCAAACTCTATATTTATCGCCAATTTTCTTAGCGATGTAATTGTCAGAAAGCGGATTCAAATTCACATTTGAAAATCTTTCAACAATCTGTGTTATTCCATCAGTATCATCAGCCTTTCTAACGACAACGGTAAAAGATCCATAAGAATTCGTTCCGGTTGTATCTCTAGAATAGCTCAGGTCTTGGACCGACACCTTGAGATTGTCCTGAATCCACTTACCTGGTTCAGTAGCATGGATTTTGAAAAGATTTTGCATTTTCGAAGCAGACCATGAAGCATAGTCGGTTCCCACATCTTGAGAGAAGAACCACCCTGTTGCCGCTTTGGTCGCATCTTGCCTATAATCGGATTTTGTTGAATCATCGAAAGGAAGAATGAGTCCGTATGATGCGGTACTCAGCGAGCCATCGTCGAGCTTCTTCTGAATAAACGATTCATATGTCTCTCCAAGCCAATAGAGTTCTTCCCCTCTTGAGAAAGAAGATGCTGGGATAACTGCCGTATTTGTTGACTGCGGATTCGTATTGAATACTTTTCTGATGAATGTTCTAGATGATACATCAAAATTAAAAGTGGTCTTGTACACTTCCGCATCCGAAGCATCAATAATCATAGCCTCGAAGTCCGGACCTTTAGAGCTTCCGATGTCCGAGGATGTGTTGAATAGTGCACCGATGCCCTGTGTTGGGGCTGTAGCACCTGCCAAGGTTCCGGTCATTGCCACTGCACCGCCGGAGGCAAAATAGAAAATACCCGCAAGGAACCCTTCGTGTTGCGATACGAGGGACGAAGATGGGTTACAAAGGAAAAGTCCGTATGCTCCACCATTCGATGCTGCGGAAGTACTGATATTTACAGTGCCCCAACCTGCGGCGCCTGCAGGATCATCTGCATCGTCGTTTTCCAATCCGGCCAATCTTAAGACCGTAATCGCATCTGGGCTGTTTCTTAAATATGCTTGGGCAGCATATGCTGCATAAGTTGGTCCCTGAAGGTTACCATCTCTCCACACATCACCAGTCGCTTTTCCTGGGACTGGGTTGCCAAAAACATCAACAAATTCTGAAAAAGAACTAATATTGACTGGTTCCATTGCTGGACCTCTCGGCAGGCGGCCGATAACTACTGGTCCCGCATCTCTTGCTGCGGCGGGCAACTGGGAATTGTCTATTTCTTTGACAAAGACTCCAGGGGATACAAATTTGAATTTTTTAACTGACATTCTAGGGATTCTCCTATAAAAATCTAGATTGTTTTATCACATAATAAATAGTTTCCTATTTTTCCAAAGACGGATTATTTATTTGGTTTCTTTTTCTTGAGAAATCCGGGACGTCCTGTTGCTTCTGGGATTTCAAAGTAATAGAATATATCTTCAGGAATTCCACAATCTTCCTTTATTTCTTTTATTTTTAAATCAGATGCTTCTTCTAATCTTTCGATCGCCTTTATGGCTTTGTACTCTTTCATCTTCACATCATAAAAAAAAGATTTTAAATCATCGTGCAACTTATTTATGCTATCTTCGAAATTTTTGATGCCTGCTGCCTGCGACCACGGCACCTCTATGACATCCGGAAGAACGAGAGGTTGTTCTAACACTTCTTCTTCAGGCTCCTCTGGGATTTCAATAACCTGTTCCTTTTTGGAAAATAAAGATTTTATATATTTAAACATTTGTTCTCTCCTCGATTCCTCTTAACACTAATATATAGTTACAAATAAAAGTGCCCTCCCACAAATGTGGGAGGGCAAGACAAATAATTAATATTATATATCTTTATAGTCTATTATGATTGAAGTGTGATAGCCTTCTCGCCGTAGTAAGCAATGCGATCGCCAGCATAAATCTGGATATCGAAAGTGATACCGTCGACATTTCCGTTGCCGTCCAAGTTCAAGGTGTAGTCACCCTGTCCAGCTACAATCGGAGCCATGATCATACCATTAATGGATACATAAGCAACTTGCGACATTGGATCGTGTCCATTCGCAGCGAAGCTCAAAACCATTCCTGGTGCGACGTTCGCAACCTGAATTGGATATACATGCATTTGCCACTTAGTGTTCATCGCCACGATGTCCGCGCTTACCTTACCTTCTTGAAGGAGGCGAGCAGCTTCTTCTGCAGCGATTGCAGCGTCTGCATCAGCTTCATTCTGATTAACATCAGCCTGAATAGCAGCTTCCGCAGCCAGTGCACGTGCTTCTTCAGCATCAACATCGGCAGCTCTTGCAACTTCTTCTGCAGCCAACCTGGTGGTCAAAGATGCATCGGCTGCAGCTCTTGCAACTTCTTCAGCACCCAAACGAGTGGTGAGTGATGCTTCAGCAGCATCCGAATCAATCTCATTCTGATCAATATCAGCCTGAAGTGCGGCTTCTGCAGCAGCGGCTCTAACTTCTTCAGCAGCCAATCTGGTGGTCAAAGATGCATCTGCAGCACCTCTTGCAACTTCTTCAGCACCCAATCTG